TTTAATGCTGGCCGGCGCCCGTCGCCTGGGCGCCTCGAAGGAATCGATCAACAAGCCGCAGATCCGCATCACCGGCGTATTCAAGGGCGCGGACACCCTGTCCGAACTGGTCGACTCCGGCGTCTATCACGTCCTGCCGATCATCGATGCACACCTGGGCATCGAAATGGGCATCCTGCATGGCGACTTCATAGAGCAGATGCGCGCCCAGCTCGCGCCTGACGAATACATCCGGCAACTGCTGTGCAAAAACATCAGCGCCCGCAACTTCATCTGGACCAGCTGGGTCCGCCAGGCCCTGCAAACCGGAATCAAGGCGCGGCTCGAACTGGTCGAACCGCTGCCCGGCGTGGAATACCGCAAGCGCGGACTCATCAGCATGGGCTACGACCACTCCGGCCACGGCGAGGATCCGGCCTCCTCCCGCTACGCCTTGGTCGTCACCGAACAGATCGGCAACTTCGTCTGCTTCATCTACGCCCGCACCTGGCCGCCCGGCACCGACGAATCCATTGTGCGACACGATATCCTCTCGCTCTATCGCTACTTCCGCCCCGACGTGGCCAACGGCGATGCCTTCGGCATCGGCATGCTCACCGCGCTGAACGACGACCTCTACGCCGACGGTCTGACCACCATCAACCGGCACGCCATCGGTGACGGAGACAGCACCTCATCCACCTGGCCGGAATGGGCCTTCAGCCCGCTGCGCTTCGAAGGCATGACCAAACACCAGATGGCAAGCGCACTTCGCAGCGCATTCAGCGCCGGCCATGTCGCCATGCCCTATGTGGAACACGTCGACCCAGGAGCAGACAGCCTGGTCGACGACATGCGTCTGCTGCAGCAGCAACTGACCAACATCAAGGCCGAAGCCACCAGCAAGGCCTATTCCAGCTACAAGATGATCAAGCGCGCCCTGGGCGACGACCTGTTCGACGCCGCCATGGCTGCAGTCTGGGGGCTCATTACCCGCGGCATCCTGCAGACCACAACGCTCATCACCACCAGCACCACAACCCGAGAAGCCCTCATCGGCGCCCGCACCCAGCGCCTGCCCAGCGACCCCATAACCATGAACCGGTGAACACCATGCTCAAACTCATCGACATCCAGAAGCGTTACCTCAAATTCGGCATCGGCGACCTGCCCGGCCGCGTGCTCAACCGACCCGTGACCAAATCCAGGGAAACCGGATACCGGGCCACCCCGGAAAACGCCCAGACCTACCTCTACCGGCAAATGTGGGTCGACCCGCAACTGCGTGCCGCAGTGCTCGACATCCGGCACATGGATCGCATCGATCCTAGGGTGAAGAAAATCCACACCCGCATGGCCCGCAGCGCCGTCAAGGGCGGGCTCGTGCTCGACACCGCAAGCACCAACAAGCGCCTGCTGCGCCTGTGGAGCGAATACGCCGCCCGAATCGGCCTCGACAACCACAACAAGCTGGAATCGGACGCCCGCGGCCTTGTCATGGAAGGCAACCTGGCCCTGCAATGGGTGATCGAATCGAGCCGCGTAACGGCCGCCATCCGCCTGCCCAGCGAAACACTGGTCCCCAATGTCGGGCCGGACGGTCGTTTCGTGGACCTGCAGCGCGCATGGAGCCAGCACGACCTGATGCAAGGGAGTGTCATTGCCGACTTCCCCGCCTGGAAGCTCAGCGTCGTGCGGCTCACGCCCGACAACTACGACGACCAGGGCAGTCTCGGCCGCCCCTACCTCGACGCCACCCGAGGCCCCTGGCGCAAGCTCGTCATGAGCGAAGAAGACCTGGTCATCCGCCGCCGGGTGCGCGCCCCGCTGCGCATGTCCCATGTGCTCGAAGGCGCCGACGACGAAGAGCTCGAAATCTACCGTCAGAAAGTCGAAGCCCGCTCCGACGAAATCGCCACCGACTACTACAGCAACCGCAAGGGCGGCGTCACGCCCATCCAGGGCGACGCCAACCTCGACCAGATCGCCGATATCGGCCTGCTGCTCGACGCCTTCTTCAGCGGCGCACCCGCACCCAAGGGGCTTTTCGGCTACGCCGACGAACTCAACCGTGACATCCTCGAGGATCTCAAGCGCGACTACTTCGAAGAGATCGACGCCATGCAGGACGTGCAGGCCGCAGCCTACGCCGAAGGCTTCCGCCTCGACCTGCTGCTGCGCGGCATCAACCCGGACCGCTACGACTACCAGATCAAGTTCCGCGAGCGCCGCACCGAAACGCCAAACCAGGCCGCCGACCGCTCTCTCAAATACTCCGCCATCGGCGCCAGTCAGGAGACCGTCCTGCGCACGGCAGGCCTCGACCCGGCCAAGGAGAAGGCCCAGCTCGAAGCCGAGCGCCAGCAGCGCGACCCCTACCCGGAACCGGACAAGCTAAAAGGGTCGCGCGTGCGCATCACCCCGGGCAACGCGCGCAAGGGTGAATCCGCAACCAGCATCGCCAACCGCTGAACATGGACGCAGCAACCCGATCCCGCATCCGCCGAGCCAGCGCCGAGGCCCGCCGGCGGATCAAGGAACTGGATGCCGAAGCGCGCCGCCAGCTGCGGCAGATCTACCTGCAGGCCCGCAAGGACATCGAGCGCAGGATCGCCGAGCACGCCGGCCCCGACGGTCGTGTCCGTCTGGAAAGCCTGCGCCGCCTGGTCGATGACCTGAACGAACGCATCCGCCAGCTCGGCGAGCAGCGCGACAGCCTGCTCGGTGAAACCCTGCGCAGCGCTACCGACGAAGGGGTGGAACCTTTCGCCGGTCTCGCAGCGCAGGCCCGGCAAATCGCCGATCAGGCCCTGCTTGCTACCATCCACATGGTTCATGCCGATGGCCTGCAACTCTCCGACCGACTGTGGCGCCTGGACCAGCACGCCCGCGAAATCGTGGCTAACCAGGTCGAGCAGGCCATCATCCGTGGCGACAGCGCAGACCGCGCCGCCCGCGACTTCATCGCCAGAGGCCTCGACGCCCCGGAAGAACTGCAGCGCAAGATCGGCGCCGCCCAGGCCCACCGCATTGCCGAAAGCACCGGACGCGACCTGATGCGCAAGGGATCCCCCTACTACAACGCCCTGCGCGTATTCCGCACCGAGATCAACCGCGCCCACGGCGAGGCCTACCAGGCTGCCGCCTTCGATCTCGACGACGTGATCGGCACCCGGTTCCTGCTCAGCCCCAACCACCCGAAGCCCGACATCTGCGACATGCACGCCCGCGTCAACCGCTACGGCCTCGGCCCCGGCGTGTATCCACCGGGCCGCAACCCCTGGCCGGCCCACCCCAACACCCTGAGCTTTGTCGTGGCGGTGTTCCGGGACGAGATCACCCCGCAAGACCGGAAGGAGAAGACCACCCGCATCGAATGGCTCAAGGCCCAGAGCCGCAAGCGGCAATGGCAGATCCTCTACAGCCGCAAGAAGGTCGCCGCCCTGCACCGCGGGCTGCTGCGCGAAAACCAGATCGCAACCCCATGGGAAACCCTGAAGAAGCGCTACCGCAGGCAGGGCATCGACACCGACCGTCTCGAACTCCCCGACAACGCCTGAGCCGACCCGTCAAACCGGCCCTTATTTACTCCAGCTCGCGCTCATAGTCTGGCCCTGTCCCAATCAGGAACAGGCGATGAAAGGCAAAAGCCACACCCGCATCCAGCTCAAAGAACTCGACGCCGGCTCAGTGCGCTTCCTGTCCGGCCCCCATGTGCATCTGGGCGAAGTCCGCAAGAAAACCACCACCATCACCATCCTGCGCACCGGCGCATTCTCCCACCCGAGATATGGCCGGTTCGAGATCACCCGCGAACTGTTCGAAGGCATGGTGCGCAACTTCGACGCGCGCACCTACGGCCAGGACATCTTTATGGACGTGGGTCACCGACCGCAGGATGGCGCAGCCGGTGAAATCAAGAAGCTGTTCATCGAAGGCAACCGCCTGCGAGCTACCGTCGAATGGACGGAATACGGCATCGAGGCCATTCGCAAGCGCGGCTTCAAGTACATCTCCGCAGACTTCATCGAAAACTGGATCGACAACGAACACGAACAGGAGCACGGCCCCGTGCTCTTCGGCGCCGCCCTGGTCACTCGTCCCCATATCAAGAACATGGACGCCGTCCAGCTCTCCGAGGACGACGGCGCCACCCGGCTCACCTTCATCCACCCCCGAACTCTCGATCAATTCCGCAAAGAGGAACAGAACATGAAAAAGCATCTCGCCGCCCTGCTGAAAAAGCTGCAGGAGCTGAAACTTTCCGAAGCCATCATCAAGCAACTGACCGCCGCCTTCGAGGCAGCCGCAAAGCAGCTCGCAGACGACAGCGACCAGCTGAAGCAACT